AGATCAGCTACCTTATGGTTGAGTCCTAAAACTGAATATGATTATCCAATGCTTTACAGAAATTGTTTAAAAGGGAGAAATCACAATGTTATCAATTAACAAAAGAGAATGTGGAACTTGTAATTTATGTTGCAAACTACCTTACATCAAAAATTTTAAACCTCAGTATCAATGGTGTAAAAAGTGTGATGTTGGTGTTGGTTGTAAGATTTATGAGAAAAGACCAAAACTTTGTAAAGATTTTTATTGTTTATATCAAGCTGGGATTACAGATTTAAAACCTAATGAAAAAGGTTTTTTTATGTATCTTGAAAGAGAAGAATCTACATTACATAAAATCATAACTATTATGTGTGAAGAACATAGATTAGATCAAATACCAAAACTAATTATGAATGACCCTGATGGTTACAGTTTGATAGATCAGGGCTGGGCTTTTCATATCAGATATAATGCTGACGATAATAATATTGCTATATTTGATTACAAAGCTTTTGGCATGGAACTTAAAAAAGTAAAAAGAAATATACCACTAGAGGAACAGCTTCATGCCTAATATAAAAAAACTAGCCTTTATGTGTGCAAGATGTTTTACTACCCAAGCTGATAAATTAGCTTGGTTTGTAGGGAGTACCCTTTTTAATGAGTCATTACTCTGTCGTACTTGTTGGAAAGATCAATTTTATAGATTAAGCGATAGAGAGAAAAAGGAATGGTCATTTTATGATAATAAAAAATGAAGATAAGATACAAGAGATCAATGGTATTATACCATCTTATCTAAATCAGTTCGGAATATCAGACGAACAAAATGAAAAAGTCTTTAGAAAAGTGTATGGCTGTCAGCTAAAGAAAATTAGACTTATGAGAGGATATACACAGACTAGAGTTGCAAAAGCAGTTAATGTTACGTTTCAACAAATACAGAAATATGAAAAAGGTGCAAATGCTTGTCCAAAATGGAATGAGTTAAAGCTTTGCGAATTGTTTGAATGTGATGCTGATTATTTTGTAAAACCACTTATGGAAAACAATTATAAATTTTTAAAGAGAGAGAGGAATGGATATGCAAATAGTTACTGAACATGGACATCAAGTTGAGTTCAATGCGGAAAAGCACGTTTATATTCATAATAATAATTATGTAGTTGGTATGAGTACAATACTTGGAAAATTAGCAAGTCCAATGTTAGAAAATTGGAAGATTGCAAATCAAGTAAATGCTATAAAAAAAGAAATGGCAAGACATGGTATTCCAATAGATAAAATAGAAACTATTATCTTAAATGCAAAAACTAATGCAAAAAAACAAGGTGATAGTATTTTAAATATTGGTTCAATGGTTCATAAATTTTGTGAAATGTGGCTCAAAGGTGAAAAATTTACAGAACCTAGTGACCCTGTTGTCAAAGCTTGTTTTGATAAATTTAAGAAGTTTTGGAAAAAACATAAACTTAAATTAGCTGAGTCAGAAAAGATTTTATATTCTGAAAGAGGATATTGTGGAACTTTAGATTTAGTTGCAATAGACCCTAAAGGTAATCTTTGGTTGATTGATATAAAAACAAGTAAGGGTATATTTATAAACATGGTGCATCAAGTTCATGGATATAAATTAGCTTATGAAGAACAAACAGGTAAAAAAATAAATAAGATGTATATTGTAAGATTGCCTAAAGATAATGGTAATTTTGAAGCTAGACACATCTTATACAAAAAAGAACATTTGAAAGCTTTTCTTGGTTTATTAAGTTGTCATAAATCAGAACTACTTTTTAATGAACAAGTAAGAAAATATAATCAATTAGTAAGGAGAAAATAAATGTACCAACAACAAAAGAAAACACCATTTTGTGCTTTGACTATGTATTTAAGAAGTACAGGTAATAAAGCACCTAAATATGAGTATAAAGCTGATGCAAAATCGCTTTTTACTTGCAGCTTAACTAAGAAAAAATACTCATTATCTCAGATAAATGATTGGTATAGTACACCAGAAGTTCAGAAGTTTCATAACGAGGGGTATAGAGGTAAATGGTTTGCAAAGACACAAGAAATTGAAAATCCTAACAAATATGATAAAAGTAATTTGCAAATGATTTTAAGTTTTATAATGATAAAACCATTTAAACCGCAACCCAATATAGATGGCATGAAGCCTATAGGTGAGTCTGTTCCGAGATATAAAGAAATGCCAATGACAGAAGCTAGACCATCTGCACCTGAACAGGCAAAACCGATTGAGATGAATGATCTTGATGATGATTTACCACCATTTTAAATTATGAAAGTATATAGATCACAAGAAGATTTGCAGAAACAAAAAGAGTATTTGCAATCTCAATGTAGAAAAGCTGGGCTTACTATTACGACTCAAAAAGAAGAATTGTTAGCTTTACAAAAAATACTTAATCTCAAAGACAAAGAGATAAAAGATTTAAAAGAAGTTAATGAAGAACATAGAAAACTTAATGGTAAGCTTAGAGAAGAAATAGAGGAATTAGAAAAATTAAATAAATTAATGTATGAACACCCTTAATAGTAAAGAAGCTTATATCCAAATGGACAAAGCGGCTGAAGAATGGTCTAAATGGGCTGAAAAAGTAATTATCTTAGACGAGGGAAAAAAAGCTACATTTGCTAAATGTTTTCTTAAACATAAATTAGATACAAAGACAGCTATTGAAGCAGAACATAAAGCAAGACTTGACCCTGAGTATAAAGAAATAATTAACAGCTTGGCTCATGCAGAATCAAATCTAATAAGAGCAAAACTCAAATATAATAATCTTGATAGATATTCTTCTATGAAACAAACAGAAATAAAAACAGATATTAAGTTAGCAAACAGACAAGAGGGCTAATGCTTAACAATATCAAAGCCATCTAAATTAGAAAACTCATTTATTGTTTCGATATTGTATTCATAATCTACAAGCTTTACATCATCAAATTGTGAAAGTTCTCGTATGAAACCTTTTAATTTATTTAAAGTTGGACTTTCATCTACAAATCTCAAACAGATATAATGACCATACTCTGAATAATCAGACTCCATTCTAAACTCTGCATCTATAATTACAGCATCTATCTTCATAGATTCTTAATACAGATGTTTGATGTAAATTTATATTACTTTTTTCCGTTACGGAAAATCTGTGTTCCTTTGATTCCGTATATTGAAGCTACAACCAAAATCCACAAATTTGTGAACCAAGACGGAAGTGTAGAAAAATATTCAAAAAATAATTTTACTTTATCCATAGCACTAGGGTCATCACTTATTACAGCCCATGCTAAAACAACAATAGGTGCTGATAAAATAATTAAAACAAATTCGTCTTTCCAATCTGATTGTCTAGCTTCCAATAACTTACCTTGATAAGCTTCTTCACCTTTAGCCATTTTTTCTGCATGATGATATTGAGCATCAGCCATTCTCATTTTTGTTTCTTGTCTTTTTTTATAAATATGAGAAGCCGCATTAAGACCTAATTTTATTGCACTAAACCACATATTATTCTTTTATCAATTCTATACCAAGATCGCAATAATGCTTTATCTTTTCATAGCGAGTTTTTAACGACTCTCCTTTTTTTTTACGAACTGCATATTTTACAATATTACCATCAACAAAGTTTAAATTATTGGCTAAAATGAATTTTAAAGGTGATATTGGTAGTTGATAGTGCTTACCACCTATTTGTCTATCAGTAGCCCTTAAATCGCTTCTATGAGCCTTTAAAGTACTCTTTTTGTTCTTCATAAGTATATATTTCTATCCCAAGAACCATTTTTACGCAAATACATTGGTGTTAAATGTGGCATACCATTAGTTATCAACCCACACGATAAAACAGGTTTTTTTAAATTAAGTTTCATATAATTCATACTCAAACTTTTGACATCTACTAAACAACCAACTGTCATTCCAAAATTAAGATGAAACTCGTTACCAGAAAATTTGATTTCGCTGGTCGTATGATAATGCCCTTGCACACAAGATTGTGAATAACTTGCAACAGCTTTTGAAATATCCTTACAAAATTGATGAGCAAACAAAACTTTACCTTTATCTGTATTTATTTGATATTTTTCTTTCCAAACCCAACCTTTGCCAACACCCCAAATATCATTATAAGATTTTATAAAACTTCTACTCATACCTCTTGATATGGCTCTACGATATACCATAGAACCATGATTAGATTCTAACAAAACCATTTTTGGAAAAAGCTTGTATAACTTTTTCATATCTTTTTTTGCTAATTCTAGTTCATCTTTTGGGCTTGGTAAATCAGGGTCTATAATATGACTCACGTTAATAGAGTGCATATCGCTTTCATCTCCTATTTGAATAACATGATCTGGTTTGTATATTTTTTTTAATTTAGTAAGATACTCATACCAATCAGGGTGAGCAAATGGAAAATGACAATCTGAAATCACTAAAATCTTATTGTAGGTCATATACTGACCTATACAACTATTTGGTGAGTATGTAAAGTAACTGACCTAACAATACAATCCCAAAACTACCTAAACCATAAATAATCCATGAAGTAATTTTATCTATCTTGTTGTCTATTTTATCTACATCTGAATGAAGATGTTTTATGTGATTTGATTTTAAATTATCTATTGATTTTTTTACACCTGATATATGACCATATAAGGCAATAATGTGTTCTCCTGTAGTTTTAGGTTTTTTAGTCATTTTATTTTTTTCTTTTTCTTCTAAGGTCAGTATCATGTTTTCTACTTCCACGAAGATACGAGTTCACTCTGCCCATGCTCCAACTCGCCATTGAAGTACGAGGTCTTGAACCTGAAGATAAAAAAGCACCTTGACCTCTACGATATACTTTTTTTAAATCACCTAATGTAATATTTTTTCTATTCTTTGCTTTTGATCTTAAAATAGAAATAACTCTTGCAGATAAAGGTTTTCTTCTAACAGCCATTATTTGTACCTCGCTTGAAACATTGATCTAGGTATTCTTAAACCTTTTTTGTAAGCTTCTGACATAGATTTTATTAGACTTGCTCTTGATGATCTTTTGCTTCCACTAAGACCTGATAAATATTTTTTAGGCAAACCACTATCTTTATCTTTTGGTACTTTTCTTCTTTTTCTTTTTTTTGACATTTCTTCTTTTCTTTCTCATTGGAAATTTGTTAATCATTTCTTTTAATGTAACTGATGTTGTAAATCCACTCATTTACCTACACTTCTCATAGCCCTTGTATGTGCTGAAGCAAAAGTAGCACCTTTTTTCATAGCATTAGCCATAGATCGCATATGCTTCAAACTATGATGTCTTGCGTGTGCTTTCATAGTTTTTTGTTGTCTTGGTTTAAGACCCTTTATGATTCCTGTTATAGATGCTACTTTAACCATTATCTTCTGCTTGTTTTCATTTTTGGTTTCTTAGCTTTTTTCTTTTTCTTCTTCTTCATTCCGCCATGAGAACCTTTTCCTGTATGATAGGGCATTTTATTTTCTCCTTTTTGGTTTTTTAGTTTGCTTTTGTTTCTTCAGTATAGCTTTTTGTAAAGCCATTGGAAGTTTCTTTTGTTTCTTTGTAAGTGCCATCTTTTCTCCTAGTTTTGTAATTTACCACCTAACCATTTTGCATCAGGAAGTCCATTTGTATAATTTTTTCCATTAAATGTTAAGACTTGTTTTCTATTAGAACCCTCTTTAAAACTACAATGAACCCAACCAGCATTAGGGTCATCATCTTTCCAAAATTCTAAAATTAGTTGGTCAAAGTCACAATTATTTTGAATCCATAAAGCTACTTGTAAATTAGATACACCAGCTAATTCGAAGTCTGCGGCTTCCCCCTTAGTGTGCTGTGATGTGGGTTTTGAGCCTATAGCTTCGCATAATTCAGGGCTTCTATATCCTGAAGTTATTGTAATTGGTTTATCAAATTTTGCTCTTACAGGTTCTAATACACCATAACAGAGATCAGTAAGATTTTTTATTTCTCCACTACCAGCTTTATTTTCAATACCCTTACGAGTAGCTGTCATAGACTTTTCAAACTCTTCTAATTTAAAATGTTTTGATAATTGCATATTTAATTCCTATCTTGCGTTTGTTGGTATTCCATTAGAATTAACAAATGGTGATTCTGAGAAAGCCATATAAATGTATGTTGAACCAGAACTATTACCATCACCAGAATCTGTTCTTAATTTAAAACCATTAGATAAAAAATCTACATCTCTACCTGTACTTTCGGCATTACTAGCACTTGCATATAATGTTTCATCTTCTGGATTACCAGAAATTCCTCTTTTAGTATCATGTATTCTCCAACCAGCACCTGATGCACTTGATTGCTTTAATAAAATCCAAGCTGGTTTAAATCCTGTATAAACAAATGTTCCATCTGCATTTCCATTTCCTGTGTAGCTTCCAAATTTTGAGTACCCTTTTTTTTCTGCAAATACATAAGCTAATTGATCTGCACTACTAGCATTTCTTTCAGCTTGATCGTCAACATAAAATAAAGAAGAAGTTGGTGCAGTTAAACTTCTATCTGTTTTTGCCTCTGTAAGGTTAAGAGACAACTCATCAGAAGAACCATCTATTTGATAAGTATAAAAATACCAATTTGAAGCGGCTGATCTTTTTTTAAATAAAACTATTAAAGGAGCAGAGCCTAAACCATGACCAATAGTTCCTGCACTTCCTGTTCCTGTCCATTTAACGATACTAAATCCTTGTGTAGTTCCAGCAGATATAGTTGATTGAATACTACCACCAAAGTTAGATGAACCAAATGTTGAGTTCGTGTTTGCTTGTCCACCCATTCCAGCATGATTAGAACATTGATAATATAAAGTTGGTGCAGATGCAGCAACTGTAATTCTAGTGTAAGCACCAGAGCTTCCCGGTGTTCCATTTGTAGTTACACCTGTTGTATATTCGCCACCAGATTTGTCTGATGCTGTATAAAATCTTAATGGATGTCCAGCATTTGAACTATCGGATTGATCGAATGTATAAGTACCACCCTCTTGTAAATCTAATGTAACAGCACTTGTTCCATAATCATCAAATCTATA